CTTCTTGCCCAGAATGAACGAGTGAGCGGCGGTGTCGCCCTCTGCTGCGGTGTTCTGGATCGCTTCGCCGACCATGACCTCATCGACTTCGAAGATCTGCGCAAGCAGGTTCAACGAAGCGATCGAGGGCTGCGAGGTGGTCGCGCCGCCGTTGATCCGGCCCTGAATGTCTGGGTGATCGATCAGCGCCGAGTAAACCTGACGGCCCATCGCCATGACGTTTGGCTTGATGCCGGTCGAGCTGAGGATAAAGTCGATCCCGGTGCGCACGTTGCCGATAGGGTCGCCGTTGGTGGTGTCCGACCAGCGGATGACCTGATCGGTCGAAGGCGAGGACGCAACGCCGGTGATGTCCTTGCCCCAAAGGCCAGTCGTAAAGAACGACGACGAGAAGTCGGTTTCTTTTTGGATCAGCATCTGGTGGGTCGCCAGTTCTGCGGCTGCGCGCGCAGGATCCGCAGCTGGGTCTGCGTTAGCGCGCACCTGATCTGGGATCGGGATTGCGACGCCATACTCTTCGCAGAAGTAGCTGTCGTTCGATACTTCATAGCCCACTTCAGAGACGCGAGCACCGGCGGCGCGCTTCTTAGCGCCGTTGCGGTTGAAGTAGGAGCGGTCGAACGTGAAGAACTTGTCCGACTGCTTCTGAACTGGGACGTTCTGGAAGATGCGCGAGGCGATGAACGACCCCGGGCTTTGCAGAAGCGCAACAGAGATGTTGGTAAGGGCTGCGTCGATATGAAACGCGCCGACGTTAGGTTGTGGCATGATTTAAATCCCCCTGCCTTATGCTGCTGGAACTGCGCCGCGTGGTTGGAACAGGATCTCGATGATCCGCCCAGAAGCGCCGGTTTCAAGAGCCACGCCGAGGATAATATGCCCTGCGGTGGTGGCGTTTACGGCTTTGCCCGCGCTGTCAGAAGCCACGGGCCCGCCGCGAGTGACAGCGCCACCGCAAACGACCTTGACCTTGCCAGCGATCGCCACGAGCGCAGCGCGCCCCGCAGCGGCGGGAGCGTCTTGTAGGACGCCATCCGCATCGACCCCCGCGCCGGTTGGGTCAATTTGACCATCCGATGCGACGGAAACGAAGTAAAATTGCTTCGTCGAAAGATCTGCACCCGCCTCGAGCGTGACGCAGAGCATATTTTCTTGGGTTGCCATCTCGCGGTCTCCTTTACTGCGCGGCGTTGCGTTTGGAGAAGAGCTCCGCGCCGCGTCCGGTCTTGGTCACTTCGGCGAATGCCTTAGCGAACGTGACCTTCTTTTCGGCGGCGAAATCTTCTGCCATTTTGTTGAGTTCGGTCATTGCGTCGGTCTCCTGCGGAGCGACGCTGCCGAACTCGCGGGTCAGCTTCGAGGCGAAAGCGTTCGCGCCTTTCAGCATAGCGTGCGCTGCCTTGCGGATGGCTTCATCCGCAATGGCGTCGAGCGCTTTCAGCACCGCGCCCTTGGTTGCCTGATCGCCCGCAAGATATGGGATTTCTGCGCTGACGCGTTTGACCATCTCTTCGGCTTCCAGCTTTTTGGTGACGGCTGCGAGCTCGTCAGCCTGCTTCGAGATCACCGACAGAACGCCCGCAGGGAGCGCGCTTTTCAGGATCGTCTCGCCGCCGACTTCGATATAGTCTTCGGCTTTGCGCTTTTCGACAGTCACTGCCTCGTCCGCGATCTGGACGACGTAGCCTTCAGTCTCAAGCGACTTTACAAGCGCGTCAACCGAGCTCTCGAGGCGCTTGTTTGCTGCCTCTAGTTCTCCGAGGCGCTTCTCTTGATCGGACATAGATTGACCCCCTTTGCCCTGATCGCCGGACGGGCCGGCCCCCTTGTTGCGCTTCATGCGCGCCACCTCTTTGCGGGCGTCGTCTTCTGACATCCCGCCCGCAATCAGTTCTTTCATTTTGTCGTCGTCGTTCATCGTGTCGTAACGCTTGAACATGACGACGCGCGCCGCCGGGTTTGCAGGTTCATCGACCAGCGAGAGCTCGATTAGCTCCAGTTCTGTGACGTTAAACGGCATTTCGTTTCCCCATGCCTCCGATGCTGAATGCGGCGAGTTCGCCGCTCTTAACTCTGCTCCATACACCATTGTCGTGCACTTTCATAGCCACGATCCATCCTTCGAGTGCAGAGTAAACGCCCAGCGCTTCGCCCAGCGCTTTTGTCAGCGGGAAGGAGTGGATAACCTCCCCGATCTGCGCACCTTCGTGCATCGCTTTTGCGACGCGCACGTCAATCATGAAATTGTCGGCGGCCTTGGTCATCACCTCCGCCGAGATGATATCGCCCTGCCGGTCGACCATAGGCTTGCCGTCGATCGATACAACCGATGCCCAGCCCCAAACGATGCGCGCCTCGTCATCAATCTTGATGATCTTAGCCGCGCGTTTTTCCATCCGCGCGTCGATGATCGCGCTGATCGCGGCGTCGATCACGGCTTCGATCATCTCGCCCGTCGGATCTTCGACCTCTTCGCCTTCTGGCGACATCATGCCCGCCGTGCCCACCATGTCGAGGTAGTCCTCATGCGTCGCCCCGGGCATATAGAACGCCTGCCCGTCTGGCCCTTCTGTCATATGCGCGACCAGCCCCATTCCGAGTTGCTGCGCGCGCTGCACTGCTTCGATCGACGTTGTGAACACGTCATCCGAGATCTGCCGCTTTTCCATCTGGTTCATTTTCGTCATCTCCGAGACTGAGGTTCCGCTTTCCCACATCCGGCACGACCAGTAACGCGCCGAGGTCTTGTCGGTCGCCGTGTCGCAAGAGTGCCGCGAGCGGAAGTTGGCGCGGGCTTGGGGGTCATCGCGGCGGATCTCCATCTTGGGATCGCCGAACGTCACTTTCTTGGTCTTGTCGCCGTCCTTGACGTAAACGCCGAACTTCTTGCTCGCGCCAGCTGGGAGGCGGAATGGCTGATCTAGTTCGACCTCGCGCCCCTGATAGTCGGCTTTCTCGACGCCCCGGGTCGCCATAGGATGTTTTTCTGGCAACAGATCCGTGTCGTGCTTGCCAGACCGGAACCGGCCATCGCGGATGGCGCGCAGGAAATTGTTGACCCGCGCCATAGCCCACTGCTCCGGGGAGCTTACACTGGGCCGCACGCTGCCCGGGTTCGTGCGATACGCGCCGATCCCCCGGTCATAGACCTGCCGCAGCATATCGACAGTCACGCGCCCCTTGTCGCCGTCCTCTGCGTTGTGCGCTTCGACCTTGGCGCGCAGCGTGTCCGTCGACACCTTCTCGAGCGCCTCATCGACATTCTCGATGTAAACGCCATCCTTGCCCTTCGTGTAGCCCGCGCTCTCGATCGCAGCATATGCCGCGCCGAATGCCCGGCCCTCCTGATAGCCCCGGTCGATGCTGTCGTTGAACACGCCGCGCCAGATCGAGCGCGCCTTATCGCTGGTCAGCACGCGCTTCACCGCGCCCGGCAGATCATCATTGGTTTGATAGGGCATATCAGATCCTTTTCACGGGAGGACAGAGATTTGAGGAGGGCGCAAAATCGGCCAGAACCCCGGAGGGGTGACCCTGCGCTAGCAGGGATCCCCTTCGGGTTCCATCCGCAGGTTCACAGGGAGGGGAGGAGAGGATAATACTATAGGGAAGTCTGTCCTCCCCTCCCAGTTTTTGAGCGCGGTTAATCGACATCTTCGATCCACCCATAGAAGCCCGCCGATGCGGTCGCCGCCTTGTCTGTCGTGACGCGAAACCCGATGATCGCGCCGGCTGGAAATGCCGCCAGCGCGCCATCCGCGAGCGCCGTTGTGTTGTCTTGCAGTTCGATCGTGCCCTGCCGAAACAGCAGCCCGACGTCTTCGAAGCGGTCGACGCTCCCGTCGAGGTTCCCGATCACTGATGCAACGAATGAGATCTGCACCTTGGCTGCCGCGTTTCCTGAGTTCGCGCCAGCAAATAGCGAATGAACGATCAGCCGCTTGCCCGCTGGGACGCGGAATGCCGTGCTGCGCGTGGCGCGTGCCTCTGCGTCCAGATATTTGTAGCGCGTGCCGCTGTTGGTGACAGTGATGTTTCCGACGACGTGCTTTTCAGATCCGAACGTCAGCCCGGTGAGATCCCCGACCCAGCGCACATTGGTCGCCGTCGTCAGCACGGGCGTCGTGCCGTTCATCGTCACGATCTCGCTCTGCGGGTTCAGGTTCGCGTCCAGATAGTTGAACCGCAGCGTTCGAACGCCCGTGCCTGCCGCACTGTCCTGCGCGCTGGTCGAGACCAGCGTCATCTGCACGCCTCCTGCGGGCGCGACTGATGGGTCTTTCACAGTCGAGCCGGGCCAGATCATAATATCTGTCACCGCGCCGCTGGTCGTCAGCGTCCCAGTGACAGCGATCGATCGCGCGCCTTCGACGCGCCCCCGCGCGATCTCGACCTGCTGCGTGAACATCAGCCGCCAGATCCGCTGCGACCAATCGCGCACGGGCTTGATCGTCTTGGTGTAGCCGGTTTCCGTCATTGTCCCCGCCTCAGATTTGTTTGTGGTATCGGCGCGCCCAGCGATGGCGGGAGCAGGTCGCGAGAAATGATGCGCGCGAAGACCGCGCACCGGCATTGGATGGTGTTTGCGGCGAGCGCGCTGGGATCCCCGGGATAGAGGATCGGGCCGAGCGGGCTTGCGAAGGTCTCCGCCTGCCCGACGCCGCGCGGGTTGATCTGCGGGATCTGAACGTGCGAGTTCCGAACATGCCCGTCGTTGGTGTTGATCCACGTTCGGCGCACCTGCCGGATGTCGATCTGTCCTTTGTTGATCATGTCCTGAAAGAGTTCCCACTGCGCGCCCTGCACGGCCCGGATGCTCTCTGTGCGGGCGATGACGTTCGCCCGATACTTGACATAGCGATCGCGATACCGATCGACCAGCGAGCGGATCTGCGCGTCAGTCAGCGCTTTGTCATTGGCGATTGCGCGCCCGACGGATCCATCACTGCGCCGGTCGCGCAGCTTGCGCTCCAGCGCTTCCGGGTCGAGCGCGCGCAGCATCCGCTCATAGTTCGACACCGCCGCCTCCTGACGCCGCGTCAGCCCGATGGAGCCCCTGATCTGGCGCGCGATGGCGAAGGGGTCATCACCCGCCGTCAGCCCCCGCTGGAGCACCTGCCGGATCGTGTCGCGCGTCGTCTGGTCGATCTCGCGGATCCGCGTCGAAGTCATCGTGATGGCGAACTGCTCAAGGCGCGGGTTCAGCCCGACAGCGATCTCGAAGTCAGCCTGCGCGCCGTTGATCACGCCTTGCGTTGTGCTGGTGGCCTTCACGCCCTCAAGCACCGCCTGCTCGATTGCCGCCCGATACTGCGCCCACTCCTCCGACGTAAAGAACGCGGAAAATACGTTCTCAAGTGAAACGAAGTCGCGCCGCTCAATTAAGCGCGCAAGCTGCTCCGCAGGTACGCGGGTGCGGAGCGCCTCGATCGCAGCAATGAACGCGCGCGCAATTCGCGGTTCCATGCGTTCCGCCGCCCGCAAGAACACGGCCACGGCGTCGGATGCGGTGATCTTGCGGATTTCGACGTTCATCAGATGCCGTCCAGCTCTGCAAATGCGGGTGCGCCAAGCGGTAGTTTCGCGCGGAACGCCTGATAAACTTCATATAAATTGTCATCGCCGGGGAAGATGTCAAAGCACTGCCGCACATCTTGCATCATGACGCGCGCATATTCGTCGCCGAACCGCTTGATCGACGCGATCGCCGAGGTGCGGATCCACCGCTGCGGGCTCATCTCGATGAAGTCGCGCGCGAATGCGTCGGTTTCGATGAACTCCGCGCCATTGGTCACGGCGAACTGCAGGCCCGGCGCGTGCACGATCAGCGTTTCGCCCGACATGGACGTTTCGATAGCGCTAACAGCAAAGTCATCGATCGCGATCCATATGCCGCGCGGGTAAACTTGGAACCTCATTCTGGAACCCCTTCGTCAAGTTGCGTGTCTGGCGACCCAAGCAGATCCGGGTCGATTTTTTTCTCTGGGAAGCCTGCGGCGCGCCGGATCGTGTTCTCCGTGTCGTCGTCTGGGAATAGCGGCATCCCCGCGCCCGCGATGTCGCGCACGAACGCGCCCAGTTCGGCCAGATCCACCGGCGCGATCTCGCCAAAGCCGACCTTTGGCATGACGGCTGGGTCGAACCCGTTGATCTCCCAGAGGCGCGGCAAAAGCTGTCGGTTCAGCACCGACGCGATTGCTTCGGTATAGCCGCTTGCTGATGTTAAGAATATGTCGGTCTTGCTTTTAGATAGGGCGAACGATCCAGTTTGGCCGCTTCCGAGCATAAGAAAGTCAGCAAGAACCGAACGGGCGATGTTTTCTTGGTGGCGCTGGATGACATCCCCTGTCGGGATCGCCCGCGATCCTTGGGCAGTCACCAGCCCGAACTCGACCATCGGGATCGAAGTCTTTGTGCCGTCGTCGTTCTCGTAGACGTCGGACGGGATCAGGATGAAGCCCTGATCGTTGAACTTGACGTCGCGCAGGATCTTCTTGAACGCATTGGTAAAGCCCTGCTGCGCGGCGTTCGCGCTCTCGCCCAGATATTCGGATGGGATCTTGCCCACTGGGATGCCGTTCATCTCGCGCTCGACGGCGATCGCCTCGACCATCTGAATGTGCGACGCATAGTGGTAGGACGTGAAGGCGTTGCGCAGGATCGAGCGCCCGCTTGGGTCGTTGTTCACAGTCGAGGTGCGGAAGTGCAGCATCTTCGACGCCGGGATGTCGACGGATCCCAGCTTGAGCGACAGCGCGCTCTGCCGCACGCCCGTGATCGTGCCGTTCTCGTCAGTCAGGAACCGGTCAATCGTCCACTGGGCACGCGGCGCGAGCTTGCGGATCCCATAGCGGCCATCGTCAAACTGCGAATAGCGCGTCGGGTCGTCGGTCTGCCGGCCCGATCTGGTCTTATAGACCACCTCGAAGACAGAGAAGCCGAACGGAAGGAAAGTCAGCACTTCGGCGAGGAAGTCGTCAACAGTGCCTTCCATGTCGTTGAAGCACTGCTCAACGAACAACTTCGCTTCCTGCGCCTCTGGGCTGGTGTCGATCGCGTCGACGCGGAACTCCGCCGCGCGCAGCAGCATCTCGAAGGCCATCAGGATCGCGCCGATTGTCGGGTCGTTATCCTTCATCTCGCGGAATGTCCGCGTCGCGTTCAGCCCGCGCAGCTTCGGCAGGAACTCATCAGGGCGCAGCTGATCATCGCGCCCATAATTGCCCGCTGCGCCCAGTTCGCGCGTCGCAGTTGATTTTATTGGTGCTTTCATCAGACCGGCCTCGCCTTGTTGCCCACATGATCACCGATCGCGAATAGACCGGTCGTCTTCTGCCGCTTCGGCGCGACGGCGTTAAAGCCCGAGCTCGCGGCGTCCGCTTGGTCTTTATACACCGATCTTGGGAAATGTCGAAGCTCTTCTATGAAGTCGCGGTTCCACGCACCGGTCACGATGTCGACATTGCCCGCCTCCATCTGCGCCGCCAGCGGTTCGGCGCGGGTCTCCTTGGATCCGCTCTGCGGTTCGATCCGCACGCGATACCCAGCCAGCCGCACCACGAAGTCGCGCGCCTGCGCCTTGCCCGCTTGCCCGGGATCCTGCGGGAGCGAGATCGGCACGTCGTCGCCGTCAAACTCTGCGGCGCTCTCGACCATCTTGCGCACGCCGTCCGGGCCGAGCCGCGCGCGCCGCACGTCCGCGATGATCACCCGGCGCGCCTCGACGCGCCAGCCGACCAGCACGCCGGCGGTATATGCGCCGCCGCCATCTGTTGCCGCGAGATCCCATGCCCTGCACCAGTTGATGTCTTCGTCCGGCACGGCGTCGATCGTTTGGATCTTGTCGACTTTGAACAGCCCGCCTTCGCGCGGCGTCGGGCGTTGCTCCAGCTGGGCGGCGGATGCGTAAGGGCCGAGCGTCTGCACCAGTTCCGCCACCGCCTGCGCAGAGAAGCGCGCGGGCCACATCAGTTCGTTGGGCTGCGTGCGCGGATCCCGCCAGCCTATCGACGTCATGCGCGCTCGCGGGGGGTCATAGTGCATCGGGATCAACAGGTGCTCATAGCCCTGTTCTAGGGCCGCTGCGGCCACGTCCTCATGGTGCACGCGCTGCATGATCGTGACGAACGCGCTGCGATCTAGGTCGTTTACGCGGCTGGGCACGACCTCGCGGAACCATTGCAGCGTTTCGCCCCGGATCGCTTCGCTCTCCGCCTCCAACACGTTGTGCGGGTCATCGATGACGAACACGTCTCCGCGCTCGCCTGTCGCGCGCCCGCGCACCGATGTCGCCATCATCGAACCCGTCGCGGTGTTCGCGAAGTTCACCTTCTGCGCTTGGTCATCAGATAGCCGCACGTTGGGAAAGAGCCGCTGGTAAAGCGGGCTTTCCACGATCATCTTGGCGCGCCGGTTGTCGCGCGCCGCCAGCGCTTCAGCATAGGACGCGCCGATGTATCGCAGCGACGGGTTCGAGACCCAACTCCACGTCGGCCAGAACGCACGCGTCAGCAGCGACTTCATCGACCCGGGCGGGACAGTGATCAGCAGTTTGCGGATCTCGCCCCGCGTGACTGCCTCAAGGTGCTCTGCAATCGCTTCGATCGGCCACCCGGTGACCAGCTGCCGCCCGGGTTCAAGCACCGGCCAGAACGTCTGCGCGAAGTAGAGCACAGATCGGCGGCAGAGCTCCGCCTCAATTAAGTCGCGATCTGCCGTCGTTATCTTTGGGAGTTGCATCTGAGATCGCCTTTGACAGTTCGAGGAGCGCTTCGGTCGAGACGCCCGAAAGGTCGACAGTTTGGATCGGCCCGCCGTCCGCGCCGGTGAGTTCAACGTGCTGGCGGATCTGGTCGCGCTGTCCGAGCAATTGCTTTCCCAGCCAGATCTGCATGGTCACGTTGCCGCCCTGCGCCGCCTTCCACTGGGCGCGCCGCAGCGACGCCTTGCCCTCATGCGAGTGTTTTTCATAGAGCCCCGCAAAATTGGAGACGCCTTCGATGTTGTGCTCGATGATCCGCCGCGTCAGCGTGTCCTCTGAGATGCCCAGCACCGCGCAGATCTCGACCTGCGTGCATTGGATCTTGATCATCTCGATGACCACGCTGAGATCGTCAAGCGGCTTGCTTGGCCCCTTCGGGCCTGTCTTGCGTCGGGTCTTTTCTGCGATGTCTGCCACGATGTCCCTCACCGGTATCCTGCCGCATGATACGCTAAAAGCGCGGCTTCCGCTACTCCGTCGTCAGCCAGCGCACGGAACTGCGATGTAAACGCCTCACCGAACCGCAGGCGGCACAGATCAAGGCTGCCCTGCTTCTCCTTGCCCAGCCCTAGATCCCGTTTCCAGACCGCAGGCGTCACCCAGATGACAGTATCGGCCATCATGTGCGCGATCGCTTCGACCGCGCCGGTTGCCCGGCCAAAGGTGAACGCGGAGACAGTGCCTTGCCCGGGGCGGGATCCGACCTGTTCAATCACGGCTTGATCGATACCGCCTAGATCGGCGAGCCAGACAAAGAGCCTGCGCGCATCGATCAGGCTCTTGCCTCTGTTCTTGATCGTCGGGACGCGCAGCCCAGCGATGAACGCAGGGGGCGCGCCGTCCCTTGTCTCGACCAGTGCGAGCCCCCCGCTTAGTCCGGGGTCGATACCTAAATAGCGCGCCATCTTTTAGTCCTTCTTTTGAGAGGTTCGGGGAGCCAAAATCGGCCAGAACCCCGGAGGGGTAACCCCCGCTTTAGCGGGGTTTCCCCTTAGGGTTCATACCGGCAACGGACAGGGAGGGGAGGAGAGGATAATACTATAGGGAAACCTGTCCTCCCCTCCCTTGTTTTTATAGGTTTCTGGCGCGCTGATTTAGCGCGCGGGAGAGGACAGTTTTCTGTCCTCTTTCTGTCCTCCCGCGCGCTCATGGCTGCGCTCCGTCAAGCATATTTTCGACCAGCGCGAGCCCGCCTTTGGTCACCTCGTAGGCCTTGCCGCTGTTCTTGCTTGGGCCCGTATCTTTGAAGTCGACCACCTCCAGCGCACCCATGCCGACCAGCTGCGACAGCACGCTGAGCACGCGGCCACGCGCCGCGCTCTCCTCCTTCGTCAGTTCCGCCTTGACCTTCTCGTAGCCCAGATCTAGGCCCAGCGCCTTCGCCACCGGATAGTCAGCACGCGATGCGCCTTTTGTGCGGCGCTCCTGCGGGGGCAGATCCTGCAACACCCGCACCGCAACCACCAGATCCCCCAACCGCTCCGCCTGCGACGCTGGCGACGGCTTCCACGCTGTCGCGACTGCCACTGTGTCCTCGTCATTGTCTGCGTCGCCATTGCCGAACGCGACCACCTCGACCTTGATGTAATCACCGCCGAAGCTGCGCGGCCCCATGTTCGCCTTTGGGCGCGTCAGTTCGCCGTAAAGCGGGCGCTCGCCCTCTGGGATGCCCAGATCCTCCGCATCCTTTGCCGTCATCTCGTTGAGCACCATCGACACGCGCGCCGAGTTCACGATCGCGCCCGCGCCCCGGGTTGCTGTTGCGGCGCGCGACTTGCCCGCATCAACCGACGCTTTGGATGCGTGATGCAGCAGCAGGATCGCCGCCTTGGTCTCGCGCGCCACTGATCGCACCATCCCCATGAGTTTTGCCATCTGCACGTTGTCGTTCTCTTCGAGCTCGTGCAGTTCCGCGATCGGGTCGAGCATCACCACATCGAGCCGGTTCGCGACGATGATTTGTTTGAGCACATCGACATCCACCGCGATGACCTCGCGCAGTTCCTGCGAAAATCGCGCAATGGTGATCTTCAGTTCGTCAATCGAGACCACGATCAACCGGTCTTCGATGTCAGCGCGCGTCAGCCCGTGGATCTGCATTGCAGCGTCGACGCGCTTCGCCAGTTCTTCCGGCGGATCCTCCGACCAGATCAGCACCCGGCGCGGCCTGCCGACGCGCTCGCCCATCACTGGCTTGCCCGACGCGAGCGACAGCGCCCAGCCGATCGCGAGCGAGGTCTTGCCGCCGCCGCCGGATCCGGCCAAGACTGTGACATATTGCCGGATCAGCACATTGCCCAGCAGCCAGCGGCGCGGCTCATATTCACCCAGCGGGCGCGGCATATGCCCAGCCACGACATCAGGCGCGGGTTCGTATTCGTCAACGAATGGTTCTGGGTCTGGTTCGACGCCAAGCAGCCCGGCCAGTGCGTCGAGCACGGCGCGCTCATCTCGCGGCTTGAACCTGCGCATCGCGCCGTCCAGCGCGCGCTCCGCATCCTTGCGCGCCTTTTGCCATCTGCCCAGCGCCGCGCCGCCTGCGGGTCGCGCTTCGTCATATAGGGCCATCAGCGCCGCGAGCGCTGCGTCGTGCTCCATGCCCGCGAGCGCCCAGCGCTTGGTCAGTTCGAGCGTCGTGTAATGGAAATCAACACCGCTGCGGATCCGCTCTTCCAGATCCTCGACATCGACGCCCGACAGATCCGCGCCAGCATCAGTCGCGCCGCTGACGCGATAGGCTGTTTGCATCCGCAGCAGATCCGCAAGCAGCGCGCGCGACATCTCCGGCGGATCGACATCGTGCACCACCGAATAGCCCAGCGACGGCGGCCAGACGACAAAACCGCTCGCGCCTCTGATGTCGATCGCGTCGCAGGTCTTGCGCGACGACACCACCGAACCGCCAGCCGCAAATATAAAATGTTGCCCGCCGCTGGTCGTGCGGTGGATCCGCGCCCGCGCGAGCTCCGCTGTGTGACGCGCAAAGAACGCTTCGGCCACTGGGTCGTCTTTCTTCGCGCGGTCGTCATCGATCACGACGAGCCCAGCCGCACCGGTCGCGACGCCGATCGCTGTTGCGCGCTCACCGGCTTCGTTCATCATCGCCTCGATCACGGTCCGGTCGCGCGTTGCGGCGTAAAACCCGGCCTTGAAATCGTCGCCTGCGCCGTGTCCCCAGCCGTGGCGCGCGCAAACATCGCGGTTCAACGCCGGGATCTTGTGCTTTGACCCTTCTTTATCAGTATAGACATTTACCCAGAAAATAGGGTATTTAGTGCTTGCGGTGATCGCGTCCGCTAGAAGTTGTGTTCGGTCAGTGATCTGGCTCATGATTTCCTCGCTGTTGTGTATCCTTGGCAGGTCTGCACAATAAACCCAAGACTGCGATCACCGCAAGCCTGCATGGATCTCTCCTCCCTGAACTAATCACCCGCTCCGGCGGGTGATCTTTTTTCTAAGACCGGTCTTGACGTTCCTTGCGACCGGTCTTATATCTTGGTTAACGAAACGCAAACACGGAGACCTGCCATGACAAAGATCGCAATTAAGACCAGCCAATACGGACGCCGCCAGCTTAACGTCAATGGGCGCGTTGTCGCCGTCGAGGGGCGCATCAGCGAAATCTCCGCCGTATCGACCGCGCGCTGGGAAGGCGTCGCTGGCGGATCCAAATTTGTTATCTCTGGCGGCAAAGCTGCTGGCGGCGCGAGCAACGAATGGTTCGTGCAGTGGGACGCGCACGGCGATCATACTTTCAAGGTCAAGAGCGCGACAGAAGCCTGCAACATTATCGAACGCGCATAAAGAACGGGGGGCTTGACCGCCCCCCGACCCTGCGCGTATGACTGAGACCGGGCCGGATGGGCCCACGTAGCAACGTAAACCGAAAGAGACCTGCCATGAAGTTACTACCCCACCAAATTGAAGACGCCGCTTTTCTCGCATCCCGCAAATTTGCCGGGTGTTTCAGCGGCATGGGTTCGGGCAAGACCCGAACTGCGCTCGAAGCCGCGCGCATCGTCGGATCCGACTGCATTGTCATCATCGCGCCGCCCATTGCACTGCGGATGTGGGCGCGTGAGGCGCGCGATCATCTGGCACTGCCTGCGCAGGTGCTCAAGACCGGCGCGAGCAAGATCGACCCTCTCTCGCAGATCCTGATCATGTCTTACGAGATCGCCACCAAACGCATCGCGGAACTGATGGCCATTGCCTCGCCGCTGGCGAAGTCGGTTCTGATCTGTGACGAGAGCCACGCGCTCAAGAGCATCAAAGCCAAGCGCACAAAGGCGATCCTTGGGTTCGGCGGGCTGTGCTCCGCGTTCGCTCATTCGTGGATGCTGACGGGCACGCCCGCGACGCGCTGGAACGACGACCTGATCCCGTTCCTGTTCCGCGCCGCGCCCGAAGCCATGAAGGCGAAACTGGGCGGCCTGTCGATCGAGCGGTTCGAGATCCGCTATACGATCCGCCAGCAAAAGCAGTTCCAAGGCGCGCGCTTCCCGGTGTCGATGACTGTCGGATCTCGCAACACAGAGGAGCTGCGCGAGATCATGTATTCCGGCCCTGATCGCGTCGCCGTTCGGCGCGAACTGGCCGACGTCTGGGCCGCAATGCCGCCCATCACCTACAATCGGTATTCGATCCCGCTGTCGGCGTCGCCCGAACTGTCGTCAGCCCTGACGGCGCTTCGGTCAATGTCGCAGCATCAGGTCGAGGAGAAGCTCGCGGCCAAAGACCCCGCGCTGTCGACCATGCGCCGCCTGATCGGGCTGGGCAAGGTGTCTGCCGCTGTCGAAGTCATCGCAGAGCGCGCAATCGGCATCACCGCTGACGCGGTTCTCGTCGGGGCTTGGCATACCGAAGTCATTGACGAGCTTTGCGCCGGTGTCCGCGCCAAGGGGCTGATCTGCGAAGTGCTTGACGGGCGCACCTCAATGGGGCGCAAATCGGAGCTCGAGGCCAAATTCAACGGCGGCGAGATCGATGTTCTTGTCGGCCAGATCGGCGCGATGGGCGTTTCGCTGAACCTCCAGCGTGGCGGAAACTGCATCATCGTCGTTGAGGAGGATTGGAGCCCGGCTATCATGGATCAGTTTTACGCCCGGCTCTATCGCATGGGACAGGAAAAACACGTTCACGTCGACACGCTGGAAAGCGAAACCAAGATCGACGATGCGATCCACAAAATCAGCAACGAGAAGGCGCGCCAGCACCGGATCCTAAACGCAGGAGAACAGTAATGCCAATCAAAGTGCGCGGGGTCACTTACCCTTCGGTGCGCGCGACGTCTCAGGCGCTCGGTGTGACTGAGAAGGCGGTTTATTCGGCCATCCATCGCGGAGCTATGGACAGGCTCGGCTTGGGGACGAGCACAGCACGCCAGTGGTGGACAATCGGGCCGACGACGTTTCGATCGACGCGAGAGGCGAGCATCGCCCTTGGATTTAGCGCTAACTATCTGGGATGGGCGATGTCAAAAGGCGGCGCGGCGGCACGCAAAAGAGTGCAACGAGCGTTTGACGATTATGTAAACCACAACAAAGGAGATCTGCCACTATGACACCTGAAGACCTAAAGAACGCGATCCTGCGGGGCGCTGAGGTGATCGACGCACGCAAAACATTTAGCGTCGATCGCTCAAAATATCTGAACGCCAGCGAGGCGCTGTCTTGCATCCGCAAGCAGTGGTTCTCGAAGCACGAGCCCAGCGACGCGCCGCAGGATTGGGGCTTTGCCCGGCGCGGCACGCACGGCGAGAAATACGTCGTTGAGATGCTGCGCGCATCTGGCATCGAGCTGATGCTGGCAGGCGATGATCAGGAGAGCGTCGCAGACGACGAACTGCGTATATCTGCCACGCCCGACGGCGTGCTGTTCAACGCATCCGGGGGGCACGTCGCGCTTGAGATCAAGACCATTGACCCGCGCACGAACCGCGCGAACCTGCCGCGCAATGAGCACGTCGCGCAGATCCAGATCGGAATGGAACTGCTGATCAAAGTCGCGAAACTCAACATTGAGCACGGGCTGATCGTTTACATGGACGCGTCGAACTACAATCAGCTCGACGTTTATGCAATCGGGCGGAACCCGGGGCTCATGGATGATATGGCGCTGCGCGCCAATCAGGTGCTGAAGACGCGGAACGTCGAACGCCTTGACCGCGAAGGGCGAGCGACCGGCGACTGCAAGAAATGCCCTTACGCGGAACGCTGCGGCGTGGATCTGTCGGAGACAAAAGCGTTCACGCGCTCAAATCGCGGCTCGCAGCTGGACACGATCGTGCAGCGCTATGTCGAAATCAAGGAGGCGCAGGACGCGCTCTCTGGCGAGAAGGACGCGCTCGCCGAAGAGATCAAGGAAGAACTGCGCAAGCGCAACACCTCGTCGACCATCGTCGGCGACATCGAAGTCGAGTTGTCGTCTGTCGCCGGGCGTTCTAGTCTTGACCAGAAAGCAATGGAGAAGGCGGGGCTTGACCTCACGCCCTTCAAAAAGTTCGGTCTGCCGTCGGAACGGCTGACTGTAAAGCCGCTGGCGAGCTGATCGCCAGAACGTAGCAACGTGCAAAATAGGAGCACAATATGACGACATCTTTGACCGCCTATCTATCCTCCGCTGATCTGCCGGACATCTCCGACGATCAGATGATTGCCGCGCTCTCTGACACCACCGAAGAGCAGCGCACCGGCACTGGGCTGAATGTCCAATATCTCGCCTTCTCTGGCAAAACCGGATCCTACGCACTGGGCCGCGATCGCACCGACGTCCACGACCAGCTGTTCGTCATCGAGCCAAAGTCAGTTGTCGAAGGCTGGATCTGCTGGAAAGCAAGCAAGCCCGTCGATCGCGTCGAATGGTCGATATTCAACAAACGCGCCGCCGTCGCGGAGCCGGATCTGCCCGATCACGCGCCCTATAACACCAAGACGGGCGAGGGATGGCATCGCGCACTGGGATTTGGCTGCATCTCGATGGATGGCGCGCAGACCAGCGTCAAGTTCGTGACGAACTCAGTTTCTGGACGCAACGCGATCACCGACCTGTTGAATGAGATTGTGCGCCGCATGACATCCGGCGCGCCGTCTATGCCGATCTTTGAGTTCGCCGCTGAGCAGTTCACCGCTCAGGGCGCGGTGAACTATAAGCCCAAGTTCGTGATCCACGGCTGGGCGACGCGCCCAGAAGTCGAAGCTTTCTTTGCGGGCTCGACTGATCTCGACGCGCTGCTGTATGGTGAAGCCGGAGAGAGCACCAAGCCCGGAACGCGCACTCGCCGCTAAACCACCCCGGAGGGCGCGCCAGACGCGCCCTCTGCCCTCATTTAGGCCTGCCCCATGACATATGACCTGATCACCGACAAAGCCGCCCTGTGGCGCGCTCTGGCGCTGTGCCATACCGCGACCGCGCTCGACTTCGAGACGACATCGCTGCGCCCCGTAGATGGCCGCGTGCGGCTCGCGCAGCTGCGCAACGAAAATCTGCGCTGCATCATCGACTTTGACCAGATCCCCGGCGGCTTCGCCGGCTGCGCGAAAATGTTTGAGCGGTTCGGCCCTTGGGTCGTGTTCAATTCGGGCTTCGAAATGCGCTGGTTCGTAGCCGCCAGCGCCTGCCCTGACATCATAGACGTCGGCCACCTGCGCCGGGCGCGTATGGGCGGGGGCCGCTTCTCGCTCGCTGATATGGTGCGCTGGGATCTCGAGCAGACCCTCGCCAAAGACGAACAAGTGTCGAACTGGGCCGCACCCGAACTATCGCAGCAGCAGCTAGAATACGCCATCCGCGACGCTGATGTCACATTCGAACTCTGGGAGCATTGGAAGGCCAAGACCACCGCAGCGCATGACCGCGCCGCGCAGATCCTCGACGACATGACCCTTGGTGTCATTGAGATGGAGGAGGCCGGGATGCTGCTAGACCGGCGCGCGCATCGCGAACTGGTGGCGCGCTGGGAGCAGATCCGCGACGATCTCGCCCTGCAAGTGCGCGCGCTGATCCCCGAAACGGATGTCGTGAACCTCAATTCGAACCCGCAGTTCTCCGACTTCTTCGCGCGGATCTTTCCCGATCGCGTGCTGTCGGTCTGGCCGAAGACCGAAAAAACGAACCAGCTGGAGATCTCCGGCGAGGCGCTGTCCAAAATGGCGGGGCTGTTCCCCGGCACGCCGATCGAGGCGGCGCTCGACGCGCTGTCGCGATATCGCAAAATTCAGAAATATATATCGAGCTTTGGGCAGACTGTGATCGACACCGCGACCAGATCTCCAGACGGGCGGGTGCGCGCGCGGTTCAACGTCGGAGCGGCGCGCACCTGCCGGTTCTCCAGTTCCAGCCCAAACCTCCAGCAAGTGCCGCGCGACAAGAAACTGTTCGCGGCTGACGAAGACCAGACCCGCGTGCGCAAATCGTTCATCGCGCCGCCCGGGTCGTTGCTGGTGTCCTATGACTATTCGGCCATCGAGATGCGCGTGCTCGCGCTGCTGTCGGGCGATGACCAGCTGCTCGAGGATGTCGTGTTCGGCGATGTGCACTCAGAGGTGGCGGCGGTGATCGCCGGGCACAAGATCGACAAGAAAACACCAGAGGGCAAGAACGCGCGCAGCGCAGCAAAGGGCGTGTCGTTCGGCATCATTTACGGATCCGGCGCGGGTGGGCTGGCGCTCACGATGCGCACGCCGATCGAGAAGGCGCAGACCTATATCGACTTTTGGGCCGATCGATACAAACGCGCCTTTGCCTATCGCTTCAAGATGCAGGAAGAGGCGCAGGCGACGGGCTATTTGACGATGTGCGACGGCGGCACGATCTATCTTGGCAAGCGAAACGCGGATCTGCCCAAGTGCGCGAACTATCCCGTTCAACGCGCCGCGCTGTCAGTGATGGCGCGCGCGATCACCCGGCACAAGACGACGCTCGACCAGCTGCGCGGATCTGGCGCGCTCGACCCGTCCCGAACGCTCTTGCTCGCGACGATCCACGACGCGCTGATCGATGAGGCGCTGGAGACGCAGGCGGAGATCGTCAAGGAGGCGATGGCCGCAGACATGACCGCCGGTTACCTCGACTTTTTCCCCGGCGCGCCGACAGACAATTTGATCGAAGGCGGCGTCGGGCCAAACTGGGCAGACCTTGGCTAAATATTTTTGCGACCGGTCCTTGAAACCTCTTGCGACCGGTCCTATATCTTGGTCAGACGACACAACAATCAAAACCAAGGAGACCTGCCATGCGCCTAGTAATTCAAGAAGTCGCCCCCTTCACCCCGATCTATAACGTCTTTTGCGACGGTATCGACGTCGGCGTGATCACCTCGTTCCCCGGCGAAGGCCCGATGGGGACGATCCGCTACAAGGGTTTCAAGCATACTGTCGCCGATGCGACGGTTGCTGCCGTGCTCATGTTGCTGGAAGATCAGGTCTGTCTCGAAGACTACTATGCGGACGAGTGCGAGATTTACGACGAGGACGGAAGCATCGCTTACGCGCAGATGCTCGAGCGTCAGTCCGAGATCTGGGCCTCGCAAGACGAGTGCCCTTGGTGATATAACCCCGGGGGGCTTCGGCCCCCCTCAACAAAGGAGACCTGCCATGATCCACCATTTCGAACCAGACCAGATCTCGCCGCCAGTGCCGAACGGCGCGCTCGAAAGCGCGAACGACGCGCTCCGCTTCATGTTTGGCGGCAACGCGACCTTCACGCTTCGCAGCGAGAAGACCAGCACGCGATACACCTACAAGATCCGCCAGCAAAATGAGGACGCGCCGTTCTTCGTCTCAGTGCTGCGCGGATCCAATAATGAGCGCGACTATCAATATATCGGCTGCATTTTTGGCGAAGATCGCGGAACGCTCAAAGCCGGGGCCAAAGGTATGCCCAGCGTGCCCAGCTTCAAAGCGCTATCGTGGACGCTGACGCAGCTGTGCGCGCACGCGCGGATCCCAGAACAGCTCTCGATCTTTCACGAGGGCCGCTGCTGCGCCTGCGGGCGCAAACTTACCACCCCCGAAAGCATCATCTCTGGCATTGGGCCAGAGTGTGCAAAGAAATCATAAGGAGACCTGCCATGCTGAACGAAATCCGCCGCGTTTTTTCCAGATCGACCCCCGCCCAGATCGCAGAAGCGATCTGCGGGCTGGGATGCCTGTTCGGGCTGATCGCCCTGTTCTTAATCATCACGCCATAAGGAGGCCAAAAATATGCAAATTCCCTTGTCCTATCACCTGCCAGATATGTTCGGATCCGCCGCAGAGCGCGGCGCGCTCTTTGACGGCATCCGCGCGCGCGGGATCCTCGAAACATCCGACCTCACCGGATTTGTCGATATGACAGAGCGCGTGATCGAAGACGCCGAAACGCGCGCCGAAGCTGCGCGCGCGGAAGCGCGGCACGGCTTCAAATCTTCGATGTCCGCCGCAGAACTCGCATCCGTCGAGGCGAAGATCACCGCCGCTTTTGACGAACTGATCTGCCGGCATCCGAAGCTGTCTGATGAACTGCGCGACACCTGCCTGTTGCTGATCTTGGAGGTGCGCTGATGGACGATGCAGCCAATGAACGCCGCCGCAAAGCCCGGGAGCGCAAGCGCGCTGAACGCGCCCAGTTCGCAGATCGCGGAGTGTCCCGGGTCGAAGTCGTCGTGCCGACGGCCAAGGCCGCGCAGATCCGCGAACTGGCGGAAATGCTGAACGAACCAAAACCAGAGGGATGCGAATGATGAGCATTCAAAAAGCCGCAGAAGACATCACATTGCGCGCGACGCTGCTGCGCATCAAGCGCAAAGCTGATGTCATGGCGCTGGACGCGCCGCGCGGAACGCTGGCCGCGCAGAACGCCGTCGAGTTTCAGTTGCTCGCAGGCATTGCCCTGCGCTGCATTGGCATCGACAGCGAAGCGCGGCAAGACAGCCACGAGGAGAAACGGCGCAAGCATATGGCGGTGATGGACGACAGCCCCAAGATCTGCGTTTTCTGCGACGTCTATATGGTTTCCAATCAGACGCCCCCGAAATGGGCCTGCCCAGACTGCGGGCGCGATGTGCCGATGGCAATAGGAGGCACGCGATGACCCCGCATGAATATGAGCGCAGCAAGTATGTTTTAGAAATTACGAGTAAGGAGCTGACGGCCCGACTGCGCGCGGGGCAATGCACTGAGGTATTGTTGTTTGCGGCAGCCGACCGCATTGACGAATTGCTGCGTGATCTAAAATCTGTGTTGGCCCGTGAGGCAGAAACGCAGGCGCGGCACGACAGCAAAATGGATGCCCTAGAGGACAAACTGGCCGATGCCGTGGCGACGCTGCGGGGAGCGGTTAACATATGCCAGCGCGCTATCAACGGATATGCGGCCAAAATGCACTCATCAAAGAACAAAGCAGAAGAGCGAGATTGGCAAACAATGCTATTCGCGGCGCAGGATATAAAGCACGCCATCATTCAGAGTACCCCCGTCAATGTCGCCGCGATGGCAAAAATCAAAGGAGAGCCAAAATGAGCATCCCGACTTGGACAATTATGGCCCTGTCACTGGGCGGGCCGTTTGAAGGGCAGGGGCCAACCACCGCGCTGGTTTTTCCGTCCTATGCGGCGTGCAGCGCCAGCATCAACACGCTGCGTGACGTGTTCGAGGAGCGCGGGCTGGACGTGATCGGCGTCCACTGCAAGGGCACGAACGCGCCCAGCGCGTCGCCGTTCCCGAAAGTGAGGCCAAAATGAGAGTGAGCAAGCAAAAGATGCCGCCGGGCGGATCCACCAGCGACAAGGCGAGTATGCGCGTCATCCGGGATGCGATCACCGCGCCGCGCAAAAAGATCGAGGTTCCCGTGCTGTCGACGTTCAGCAGGGATCGAAGTTTTGCGATCGTCACAGTGCCGCGCGCGCCTTGGGATCGCGACCAATAGACCAGACGCCCGCCCTGCGCGGGCGTTTACCAATCAGCGAACGCCGCCAGCTGCGCCAATAGAGCGAGGCCCGTCTCGCGCGCCGCTGGCATACTGCTGCCCGCCAGCGCGTCCGCGTGATCCGCTGCCGCCGGGCGCAGCCGATCAATCGCGGAGTTGCTCTGCCATGTCGCGCAACCGCTTAATCCGCTCAGCATCAGTAGCACCGCCGCCAGTGTCCGCGTCATTGATCCGTTCATGTGCGTCGATCTCCGATTTGAGTTGTTGGGTTTCGGCCCGGGCCGCGCTGTCGCTGCGCCCTTTCAGATAGGCCATCACAAAGGCCACGATCAGCGCGCCCAGCGCGGTGAGCCAGAGCTTGATGCGCAGCATCAGCGATCCCCGTCAGCCCAGCTGCGCAGGCGCTGGCGCAGGATCCAGAGCGCGGCCAGCGTGATGACGCCAGCAAATGCCAATGCCACGATTTGAGCGTGCCCATCGAGCGTGGCGACAGCAGCAACGCCCGCGCCAGCGCCTGACACGATCTGAACCGCAGACGCCTGCACTGTCGTCGACTGCGCGGCGCTCTCACGAGGCGCGTCTGGTACGATGCGCGTGTCCCGGATGGCGGGCTGTGTCGTCGCGCCGACAGGCGTCAAGAACAGCGCGCGTTCGGCTGCACGACGCCGCACCAGCCCTGCAAGAACTTTGCCGCCTGCTTTGTTCCAGAGCAGCATCGCGTCAGCGGCTGCGGCTTTGTTGCCAGCATTGAAGTGCCGCAGCGCGGATGACTTCTTAAACGCGCCGGGCCCGATATTGTATGCGAGTGAGACGAACGCGCCATATTCGTTTTCATTAATCGGCGCGCTGATCTCCATCGAAATCGCGTTTGAAAACTTACTCAACGCATCCTGAAGGTAGCCCTCCGCTTCAGTTGCGGTGATGGTCATTCCATCGACAGGAACGATACCGACACCAGCGGCCGCCGTTGTGCCATAGCCGATTGTCCAGACCCCCGCCGGGCACTTATAGGCGCGCGCCTCAAAGCCTTCGAACTCTTTGACCAGATCCACAGTTGCTTTGTTGATGATCATTTTCCCACCCGTGAAATTAGAGCTTTGATGTCGTCGCGGATCTCCGCGAGCATAGTGTTCGTCTCGCTGCGCGAGCGTTGCGCGGCGTCCATATCCTCGCGCCGCTGGTTCCACAGGCGCTTGATCTCTTTTGTGTTCTCTGCGCTGCCCGCTTCAAGGCGAACCAGCCAGACCACCACCGCAACGAAGCTGGCGGCAATCGGCCAATATGGGAGAAGGTTTTGCATCATCAGACCTCAAGGTGATGTTTCTAGGGCGGCTAGGCGGGTTTCAAGTGTCGTGATGATGGCCTGCTGTTCCTGAACAGCTTTGGTCAAAGCAGCGATGACAGCGCGATCATAAAATCCGTAATACCCGTCATTTCCCATAGGCGCGGCTGACGGGATGATGTCTTTGACCTGATCAGCAAAGAAACCGATTTCGATTGCAGCGTCTTCCCCGCGCTTTTCGATGTCATCAATCCACTTGTAGGCGCGCGGTTCAAGTTGCATGATCTCAGCCAGCCCGGGGAGCGGCGCGGCGGGCACTTCTTCTTTCAACCGACTGTCAGAAGTTGCCAACAAACCACCACCAGAGCCTGCGGTGACTGTCCGCGAACCTGTTCCAGCAAGATCAAAAATACTAACCACACCTTGGTCACTAATAAACATTCTTTGAGTTGGGGCGGTGTCAGTATTGGCTCCGCGTGTAAAGAAATTCAAACCAGCGCGACTATCAGATGCGTCGAGCTCTTGGGCATAAATTGCAGCAGCAGGATGAGTATTAGATGTCGTTGTGGCAAAGCCTAAACCAAAAGTTTGCTGTGTTCCTGCGTCAGTAGTAATGGAAATTCGTAAAATTTCACCATTAGTTCCGTTGACTTGAAGGGGTGAAAGGGGGCTGGTAGTGCCGACACCTACGTTACCGCCGTTCAAGTAGCTGTCGCCTTGTCCACGAATGACAGATTGCAGCGTGCCGCTTGCGTCATACAAAAATATCCCACCATCGTCCGTGGCTCCAGTGTCTCCAAGCGCCGCGTAACGGGTTCCAGAAGCTCTCGTGACTATTGTCGATGACCCATCGCCTGATACAGTCAGCTTTGCTGCGGGGCTGGCCGTCCCAATACCCACGTTGCCCGTACCTTTCGGCGTCAGCGCGATTGAGATGTTCGTGTCAGTCCCTGCCGCAGACAGCGCGACTGCGCCCCCTGTCGCGGAGTTCGCAATATCAACATGGTTGACCGCGCTCGCAGTGGTCGTGAATGAAAGCCACTCGTTGCTGTTGTTGTCTGTGATCGTAGGGGATGCGAGGTTGAACTGGATCCCGGTTGATCGGGTCGTGAAAATGTTTGTGCTGGCGATCACATGGCGGATCTGCGCGCTGGTCGTTGATGTGATATAGCTCGTCTCCGCAGGATCGACTGCGACCCGCGCCACGTTGCTCGTCGCGTCTATGATCGCGACAGTGATCGACTGCGCGCCGTCATATAGTTTGACCTCATAATCTGCTGAGGTCGTATCGACCCACATCATGCCAGCGGTGATATAGCTGGGCGCGCTCGACCCGCTGTGCATGGAGTTCACCGCGTTGCGGTATGAGTTCAGATCCGAAGCGAGCGCGGTTCCGCTCTTGGTGTTCGGGTCGATCGTGCCGAAGTCATATTGAGCCATCAGGTGCTCCTTTCTCTGCCATAGCCGATTGCTTGATAATCGAACGATCGACTAACCGCAGCCCCGGCGCTGTTGCGGAATATAACATCGAAGCCCGTTCGCGTCTTGTTAGAAATAACGTAATAATCGCCCGTTCCCATGTTCTGCGCGGCGATGGTGATCGAACGCAGTTCTTTGAAGCTGGGCGAGAATATGACGGAGTAAGTGCCCGCGCCAGAAACGATGTCGTTTCCTTTGGCGACACGATCCGGCATATCGATTGTCGCGCTGAGGGATGTCATCGTCGGGCTCAATGTCGAGGAAAGCGTGTTCATATAGACGCGAAACTTGATATGGCGCGCGGTGTAATCTCCGACGACGAAGCGCCGCCAGCCTTGATAGACCGGGGTCGCGCTGTCGACGATGGAATAGTTGACCTGCAACTCTGTGAAAACATCGTCGCCGGTGTCGCCGTTCACCAGATCTTCGAGCTGGGCGAGTGTCGTCCAAGTCGACATCGTGAACAGGTTTGCGGCTGTCCCGACCACTGCGTCGAAGGTCACGCGCGAACTGTAAACCTCGGATAGATCCGTTTCCCCGAACTCATAATAACCTTCTGACGCATAGCCAGTGTCTGCGGTGAACCCGATATATTCAACGGATGCAAGCGTCACCCAGCTTGCCATGAAGTTCTGGCTCTGGAGTTGCAGCTTGTTGTCGTAAACTTCGATCGCGGTTTTTGTGCCCGCCCATGCGGGGTTTTCGGTGATGGTGAGCACCACATTCTGCGCGGCTGGGTCTTCCAGCGAAGCGTTGATGTATTTAGCCGCGACCGATCTGTTTTGCAGCACATCAATCGGCTTGATCGCATAGGATCCTGATCTGCTTGGCACAGTAAACGAACGCGCCTCACGGGGAAGACTGTTCCCCATCGCCGTCATGCTTTTCCAATCCGTATTGCTCTGGTTTGCGGAATATCGGATTTCATATCCGATCACGTCGACCGGGATAGATGGGTATGTCCACTGGACGTAAGTGTGTTCTCCGATTGTGTTGATGGTGAATGTATCAACGGCTGGCGGTTTTGCCGACGCGCCGATGACTGTGTGGTTCGCGATTTCGACGAACGCGCTGGTCGTTGCCTCGTCAGGGCCGATGGCGCGCACGGCGATGTCATAATTTTTGCCGCTCTCGACGGGGAATATTTCGACATATGGAGTGTCGACTGCGGAATAGGGCATATAGGTGAACGGGTCATCTGTGCCTGATCTGCGGAACCGGGCTTGAAAGAAAGCAGTTCTGGTGACTGTCCCATCTGACGCTCGCGCCGTCTTGCCCGCCTGCACATAGAGGAAGATCGACGGCACGATCGCGCCGCTCGACGTGACTTGTAATGCGGCTTCATCTGACACGACGCTTGAGATGAACGGGCGCGGTGGCCCCGTGAATGAAGCTGACACCGGATCCGATAGGATCGTCGTATATTCTGGGATCGTGTTTGCCGCGTCGTAAATCGCGGGCGAATAGGGCACGCAAGTGACGGCGGCGGCGAGGTCGTCGAGGTATTCGATCCCCGCGATCAGTACTTCTAGGCTCTCAAGGTTCTGTTCGCCGAACTGGAACAGGTCGCCCGCGTTGACATTTGACCCGCCGCTCGTCACGTCCACAGTGTCGCTGGTCACAGTCGTGCCTGATGCCGCGACTGTCAGCGCGCGCGTCGTGCCCGTCGCGGTTTCGCGGATCCGCAGCGTGTAGACCTTGCCCGCCTCGCGCGTGACCGGCTCATCTAGCACAATCGTATTCGTGGCGCGCGAAACGACGCGCCCCGACATCTGGCCGATCCCCGGCACATCATGCGTCAAACGGCACAGATCCCCGCGCATTGCGACGAGGTGCTCGATGTCGAGTTCGAATGTAAAGGCTTCTGGGCGCAGGCGTGCCGACGCGATGTAGTGGCGACCCAGTTTGTGCACGTTGCCCGCGCTCGTCTGGCCGGGCAAATCAATCAGCTGGAAAGTCGCGGCGTTCGCTTTATTGAATCCGTCATCATAGACGATGATTTCGTCTTCGCGGTAGCCCTTGTTCTTGTTAAAGAACCGGATCCGCAGCGCGTCCGGGATCTCGTTATAGATGATCTGCCCGACGAAATTGCGGGTGTTGCGCGGCGTGAAATGTTGAATGACTGTCGAGCGCGGTTGCTCTATGATCACTGTCCACTTGTCGTCAACATAGGCCGGGCTCGCTTTGCCAGCGTTTGCGACGTCTTGCAGCAGATCGCGCACCGACAGCTGGAAGTCGATCACTTGATCGAACGCAAAACCCTTTGCTTCGCAGAACTCATACCACGCGCCCAGTTCCGCGTCGTTGATATTTGCGGCAGTGACCGGCTTTTTGTTCGGCGCGCCCTTTAGGACATAGCGGAAGATCGCTGCGGGGTTCGATGTCGTAGCCACGGGCGTGACCCAAGCGGATCCGTTCCATGTTGGGATCTTGAGCGAGACGAGCGCGTTTAGCTGATCCACGACGCCGTTGAGCTGGTCTGTCGCTTTGATGCGAAACGCGCTTTTCGCGATACCAGACAGCAGCACGGGCTCAGCTGCCGTATTGAAAGAACGCAGGTCTGTCCAGATGCAGCTGTCGCTGATCTTGGCGCTGCCAGACTGCGCGACTTGGCGCTTGATCCGCACCTCATATTGCCCAGAGGTGAGCCCGCGCTCGCGCTGTGACACGCGCTTCACCTGCGCGGTATCGTCGGTATAGGTCTGGTCGAACCACGACGTCCACGACCCCGCGCCGACCAATCGGTAATCCCCAATGATGCGCGCAGAAGTGTTGACCCGCTGGCCTTTGTCGTTCTGTTTGAACAGCCCAGTAGGGAAGGTGAACGTTACGCCGATCTCCGTCGTGTCGCGCGGCGTCGTGCGCTCGACAAAGCTGGTCGTCAGGCGGATTGATAAATCTTCTTGGCTGGCATCCGCCGGATAAAGATCAAGCTGCGTCGCGTTGCCGTTGAAATCGTGTTCGGTCTCGACATCTGCGTAATCGCCGATCGGCGTATTGCCGATCCTGATGTCGGATACATCGACCGGGCCATAGCCCCAAATCAGCACAAAGCGCAAATACTGCGCATTGCCGACGACCTCTGTGTAAGGCGCAGCGCCATAGGGCGGAACCATGCGGTGCGTGCCCAGCACGACGGGCACAGTCTGAAACGGCGTTATGCCGTTGCGCGCTGAGCTGATCCCGTAGGTCGGACTTTCAGCGCGGTTCTGCGTCTGGCGCGGGCCGATCAGCGCCGAAGCCGCATAGGTGATCGCGATAGAGATTGCCGCGCCCGCGATTGACGCGCCAAGTGACCCCGCTGTAAATCCAAGCGCGGTGGTGATCGTCGGCGCAAGCGCCGTCCCAAGGATCGAAATCAGCGTGACTGGATCCTGCGGCACGATGCGCAAATATACCGACGCGCCAGACTTCGGGCGGATCTTCGCCCAGAGATCTGGCTCGATGTAATCGCCCCCGATGAACGCGCTGATATGGTCGCGGTCAAGTTCGTCTGGCACGAGCGCCGCGACCAGATCCGCGAGCGTGCCCATTGGCGCGACGCGCACGACCAGCCGGCCCCCCTGCGATAATGGGTTCAGAACAAGCGTGACCTCAATATATTCTGCGAGCGCGCTCTGATTTGGGTGTGTGAGGTCATTCAAGGCGGTATGCTCCGATCACGCGCTGCAAGAAACGATTGTCGCCATTATAGCGTGAAATGCAGGATCCGATAACTTCTTCTGCATGGAGCACGAAACCGGGCTGCGCGACGATCCCGCAATGCGTGGCGCGCCGCTTGCCCTTATAGAACCCCCACATATGCAAGACGTCGCCCGATTGCACATCTGCGATGTCGATCTGCACGCCTGTCGCGGCAAAATCAGAAAAGGATCCCGCGCCGCGCTCGATCTGGCTCTCCATCTCATTGTGGCGCGGTAGTTTGATCCTGTAGACCTCTTTGTAAACCAAGCAGACAAGCCCCCAGCACGACGCGCCTTCACGCGTCGCCCCGTTCCATTTGAACGGGATCCCGACATAATTGTTCCACCAGTTAGAAGATGCCGGGGAAGGTAGACGGCGAGAAGGTTGCACTTGGGAAAGGCTCCGTGAGGAAGTTGTCGATTGTGAGGTCGATGTTCATCGCGTCTGCGTTATAGCTGACCGACGCCGCGACAAGCCCGGAAACGCTCTGCAAGATGGTGTTGGGCGCGCTCGCATCGATCACCTCCAGCTTGAACGCGGGCCGCTCGCGCTGCCCTGCCAGCGTGCGCAGGATGTTAAGTTCGGTCGTGACGTGCGACAGCGTGAGGCGCGCCCGCACTTGCAGCCCCGGGTCGTCTGGCGGGAGCGTCACGGCGAACGGGAAAGCAATATAGGTGTTGCCGCCGGATGTGATGTTCTCTGTGTTGTTGACCAGATAAAACGTGTCGAGATCGCTGTGCGTGATCTCAAGCAGCACCAGAAACGCGCGCGCCGTCGTCTGCGAGTTCACGGCGGTGATAACAGCGGTGGGAAGACTGCGCGCCATTACGGGAGCACCTCCAGCACGATCTCAATGCGCCACTGCCCAGTGCCCGCCGTGCCCCCGCCAGAGACGGCGGAGAGGGAAGGCGGCGACACGAAGCGCGCTGAGATGGTCGAGAAGTCCGCCGGGTCGATGAAATCGAAAGCGTCCGTGCCTTCGGCGATCGTCGTCTTGTAGAATGTCTCAAACGTCGCGCGCTCTGTGCCCGTCAGCAGCATCGTGCCCGACAGAAAGCGTGATGTCGCGGTGAACCGCTTGCGCTGCTTATACGGGCCGGTTTCGGTCTGCGAACGGATGAACCCTTGCTGCCGGGTGTCCTGCACGCCGACTTCGAAGTATTGCGGGAGTGATCCCGGCCACGTTGGCATGGTCTAGCCCCTCTGCTGCAAGCGGTTGCCGAGCCCGAACGTCGTGCGGATGGCGCGATAGCTAGGCCCGCCAGAAGTGATGTCCTGCGCGATGGCGCGGCCAATCTCCACGACGAGGTTCCCCGCGCTGTCAGATGACGCCGTGGCCTCCTGTCCGCTGTAATTGTTGATGATGACATTCGGCGCGCTGTTGCCATTCGCTGCCGACACGCCCAGCTTGCCATCGGCGCCGCGCGCCAGCGGCATGATCGCCTCCGGCCCTGCTTCGCCCATCAGCCCGACGCCGTTTGCGAACGGGAAGATTGTAGGCCCGCTGACGACGCCGCCGTTCGCAAAGGGTGTGACGCCCGCGCTGTTAAATACATTGCCCTTCTCTGAGAAGATCCCCGCGATCCCCGCCGCGATAGGCTTGGAGAACTGTTGCGCGAATAGATCCTTCGCGACTTGCGCAAGCACGTTTGAAGCAAAGTCGAGCAGCGCTTCGCCGAGCGTCTTCGTCCCGTCTAATACGGATGCGAACGCGCTGTTGAGCTCGCTCTCGATCGTGCCCGCGACGCCTTCAACCACCTTTTGGAATGGGTCAAATGTTTCGGTCAGCTTTGCCACCTCTTGGTCGACTTTTGCCGCCGCCGTTCCGCTGCTGCGCATAGTTTGGTTAAATGATGCGAGCGCGGCCTGAGCTTCAGCCGTTGCCGCAGCATTGTCGACAGTCTCTTGCCGCAGGGCTTCAAACTGCATCCGCACGCCCATATCCTGCGACCCTTGTAGGATCCCCGACTGTAGGTCAAACATGGCCCCTGCTTGCCCTGCCGGGTCGCCAGCAAATTTAAGGCGGATCTCTGCTTCGCGGCGCGCTCGATTGGCGTTGGCCGCCGCAGAAATCGCGTTTGATGCTGCACGCGCCAGTTCGTCCGCCATGCGCGATGCTTCGTTTGCTGCTGATCCGAGCCCGCTGGCAATATCAAGTGAAGATAGGTTTTGACCCTCAATAAAAGCGGCGCGCAATTTGTCGTTTAGCCCGCTGGCTTCATTCGCAGTCGAGAGAGTAGCCTCAAACGCTTTCAATTCCGCTTCGGCTCGCGCCAGCGCAAACTCTGTGCTTTCTTTCCCAAACTCCACTTGAACGCGCATAAGGGCGTTTTCCGCCTCTAGCATAGCCAGTTTATCCGCGCCCTTTTTGGGTGCTTCTAATTCTTCTAGTTGCCGTTTTGCGTCGTTACTTTTTTCAATTAACAGCTCAGTTGCTGCGATCTCCGCATTAACACTCTGAAGTAAAACTGAAGCAGCCACCTGTTGACCGCCGCCAGCCTGAAGCCGGGTTTCCAGTTCAGAACGTTCAACCAAAAGCTCGTTAAGCCGCTGGAAAATTAACACCTGCTCTTCATCCACGCCGAGACGTAAAGCGTCGGCTTTTAATATAAGTTCATCTGTCGATGCACTTAAATCTTGGATTGCCTCGTCAAGTTTCCCTGTTTCTTCTGATGCACCGAAAAGCGCGGGTGCGAGCGTCAGCAGCGCGCCAGTTGCGACACCGACGACAGCGCCGAGCGGCCCGAAACCCCCAAGCAGTTGCGGGAGTTGTTGCCCGAGCGCCCGGGAAGCAGGGACGCCCATTTCCATCTGAACGATAAGGTCAGAGATCTGGAAGCCCGCGTTTTGGATAGATGATGAGTTGTTTTTGAACGCTGTCCCGATGCCTTGCATCGCGCCGCCCATCGATCCAGCCGTAGAGCTAGCCCGCGCCTGTTCATCTGCAAGTTTTTTCGCGTCGGCTGCGGCTTTGCGTTGTTCAGCCGCTAGCCGATTAGTTTCGGCTGCGGCCTTCTGCTCCTCTTTTGCCAAACTCGAAAGCCGAGAAACAAGTTCTCGGATCTGATCGTCTAGAGTATCGGATGCGCCAGCCGCGCCCTTTGCGGCAGTCGTGAATTGGCCGAGTTGCTGCGCAGATTGCGCAGCGCCTTTGGTCTGAACTTCGACGCCAAGCGTTACTAGATCGGTCGTCACTTCTTTGCCCTCTCTGCGTGCCACAAGCCGTCGAGTTCTGAGATCGCGTCGACCTCTAGGGGCGTGAAGATCCGCCCGGTAAGCTTACTATACGCTAACACCTCCGAAAATGCTATGGGCGCGTCGGCCTGCCGAGACCGATGCAGGCGGAGGAACACAGACCAGAACTCGCCCATTGTTGGCGGCATGGGCGTGATGTCCAGTTCGTGCGGGCGGATCCCCGTTGCCTTTTCGACCTGTTCGTAATGCTCGCGCAGCGAGATGCCGTCTTTGTCCCGTTGCGCGAGCCGAAAGACCCCCTCAGCGTGCTTTATCAGCTCGCCGAGGGCTCCTCGAAAAAATTGGCGCGGATCGACGCCGCCGTGAAGATGTCATCGCGCAGCCACGATGGAAACTTGGCATAAACCTCTGGGGCGTCTTCCACGCGCGGGCGATCCTTGCCTGCGGTGATGTCCCATCGCGCCGTGATGCGCCCAAGGAACGCGACCAGCTTTTGCGTCTGATCCTCGATCCCAAGGCGCGCCACTTCGGCCAGCGCGTTGCGGTATTGCGGCGTGTCCGCGCCGTAGATCTCGATCCACTGAGGCGACCCGTCTTTGTTCAAGACGGGCTCCTTTTTGATCGGGTGCAGAACAGCGTAGGTGTAGGTTTCGCGAAGCGTGAGGTCGTAGAGATCCATCAGTTGCCCTTTATGATGTCGTGCGGGTGATGCGCAGCTGCGTGCCCGTCGAACTGTCTCGCAGCGCGACGAACGGGATGGTCAGCAGGCGTGATGCAGGGCTTGCGACCGGAACAGCCGCGCCGTTGATCTTGATGCGCGGCATCAGCAGCGTGTAGTTTAGCCCGGCCACTCGGTCGTCCAGCACAATCGAAAGCGAGCTTTCGGTCTCGTTCAGGAACTTGGTGATCAGCGCGGCGTCCTGATAGAACACAGTCATCGTGCCTTCGAGCGACGACATCCCGAACTCGACCTGCGGCGTTGTCACCGAACCCAGCGCGAACGTCGGGTTCAGGTTGTTGTTCAGTGTAAAGTCAATCGAATTGACGTATGCGATGGTCGATCCGCCTTCGCTGATCGCGCCGGAGAAGCTGTCGAAGGGTTCGTTATTCGAGGCTGCGGTCAAAGTCGCATCGAGCGGGCTCGTGCTCTGCGTCATGTTCTTGCCGATGATCCCGAAGGTCGCGGTCGTCATCTGGTTCGGCGCGATCGACATCTGCATCGTGTTGACCATGCAGCCGGTGAAAGCGCGATATTGCGTGATGTCGAGCGCGCCGTCTTCGAGCGTGAAAGATCCCACTGTTGTGCCAGTGTTCAACACGTTTGAGCTGAACGACCCGAACAGCGCGTCTTCGAGCAAGAAGTCATAATCAGCCGGGCGCATCTCGACTGAGATGTCGCCAGTGACAGTGCGCTGCCCGTGACGATCGACGCGGGGCATACGATCCGGTGTGATCTCTGCTGACTGCACGCGCGTCTTGGTTAGGTCAACCGAGTGCGTGACGAAGGGGAGCGAGACCATCGCGGGCGTCGCTGGTGTAGTGCCGTAAGTGACTTCGGACACATAGGCGAGCTGTGTTCTAGAACCTTGTGCAAATGGCATTTGTGCGCCCTCCTTTTATGAGCTGGTGTAGGTGTACCATGAAATCGACACAGTGACGATATACCACGGCGTGTCGAGCACGGCGACGCCGCGCTCTGCGTAATTGAACCGCACAGTAACGCCGCCTGATGTCAATCCGGTGTCGACTGTGAACGATGCGCGAATAGCGTCTGCCAGCGCGTCAGCGGCGGCTGGGCCTGCGCCTTCTGGCAAGTGCGCGGTGACAAGGAAGCTACCATCATGCCGGATCTGCGGGCTGGGCCCGCGCACGGCTGGGCGGCTCGTCACGGGCACAAGCGCCATGCGAACCCACGCGGTGTTGGTTGTTGGGGTGAACCGCACGTTCTCCCATGCGCGATTGCTCGATGACGGGATCCCCGAAACATTGGCGATCTGCTGCTCAAGCGCCGCGCGGATGTCCTGCATCACTGTCATGGGATCCCCGTCGCTTTGATGTTCCGGATCTCGATCACGACATCTGCGGCGATTGCGGATGCGCGCGCGAGCACCTTTGCAAGAAACTGGGTGCGCGCCTCGACAAAGATTGCATAATTCGCGCCGTTCAACAGGTAGAGCGACCCGTCAAGGCTGGCAAGCGCACCTGCCTGCCCAGAGAGGCGCGCCATCGTCAACGTCGCGATCTTGTCGGTTGTGATTTCGGTGTCGGCTGTGCCCGGGGCTGCGGTCAGCGTTGGCGACAAGAACCATGACGCCCTGAGCCTGCCCGTAACCACCTTCGTATTCTCGACGACTTCTCTGGAGAGCCTGCCGACGAACTCGTTGCGCGCCTGCGCGACAGTCGCCCCTGCGTCAGCGGCGAGCTTGTCGAGGTCGACTGTGATCTGTTGGAGGATCTGCCCCTGCGCCATCATTCCCTCGCTTGGCAGATATAGGCGAGGATTGACGCGCCGCTCTTAATCGTCTGGACGGAGACGACCCGCACCGCATCACCTTCGCCGCGCAGTTCGTCATCGATCTGCGGGGTTTTAGTCAGCGCCGTGCCGTTGTAGGTCGCGGCAATGACTGCCTTGCGGTCGCCGCGCTGCACAAGCGTGCCGTCGATGTCGCGCGAATTATAATTGAGGAAGACGACGCGCGCCGTTTCGTCAGCATTGGATCCGCCAGTGACAGCGCCTGTTGACGGGCTGTAGGATCCGCCGTTGTTCGGGCGGCGAAACGTCAGATTGTAGCCGTGCTCCCGGAGGAGCGCGACGACATCCCGTTGCATCTCCGCCCCGGTTGCCATTGCGTTTAATCCTCATCAAGCATTGGGTCGAAGCGCGGCGGATTGCTGAACTGGTCGACCCGGAAGGCTGCCGGCACGCGGTCAAGATCGTCCTCGACGCTTTGCATCTCCGAGATCGACATCCCGCCTGCGACGGGCACGCCCAGCCCGACAGAGCCCAGCCGCTTGCCCTCTTTGATGAGGCGAACGGCGAGTTCTGCATATTGCGTCGCGCGCTGGGAGTAGGACGACGAGACGCTTTCGATGCTAGTATCGACCAGCCGCGCATATTTGCCCGAAAGCGCGCGGCAGATGAGCGCGCTTGCGTTGTAAATGTCATCAGCGGCCTGAGAGAGCCCGAAGGCTATTTCTTCGTCGCTGACCTGCTGATCGGTCGTGTCGGTGTCGCCTACGAGGAGGCGCACGGCATCACGCCGCGTTGTTGCGCTCGTTGTGCCGGGCGCTCCCCCGTAAGTCCACGTCATTAGATCACCTTTTTGGCTCGCGTCGGTTTAACCGGCGCGGGATCTGGGACATCTTCGGCGATCTCTTCGCCGAGGCCGTTTTCACTCAGGTCGACTTCAAGGTTTCCGGGCGCGTAATGGCGAACCTTACCCGCCCGGAATAGGAGCGCGACCTTCTCTGCGGCAATGCCAAGGGCTTGCCAATCGAACGCTGCGCCGCGATTGAACCGACGCCCGTGAGCGGTGAACGCGCGAAACGCGAACAGCGGATCCGACTTCTGGAAAGATCGTTGCTCTAGCTTGATCATGCTACGATCGCGTCCCAGAAGTAGCCCAGCGACGCAGACACCAACTTGTGATCGTAGTGCGAGCGAGCGCGCACGACGTCAGTGTCTTCTTCATCACGGCGCTTGGTGTCGACCACGAAGCCGAACTCGTTCGTGCCGCCCAGATAGCCGGCCCACGAGAACGTGTAGCCTGCTGCGGGCGTCATGATGCCGGGCGATGGTGGGCGATAAGTCAGCAAGCACTTCTTGCCCAGAATGAACGAGTGAGCGGCGGTGTCGCCCTCTGCTGCGGTGTTCTGGATCGCTTCGCCGACCATGACCTCATCGACTTCGAAGATCTGCGCAAGCAGGTTCAACGAAGCGAT